CTGGTTACAATTTCACTATCTCTTACGACGAACTGAGGCCTGTATGCCATATCTAAACTTCCCGCCAGCCTTTAAGGATATGATCGACGATATTCTGGCGCGTATTCGTAAGCTAGAGACAGCTCAGCGCTTTACCGTCCCAATAGTTACAACAGATCCGACTAACCGTCGTAATGGGGATATGTGGATTAACAGCACCACAAACACCCTGAAAGCTGTGGACTCAACAGGTACAATTAAAACAATTACCTGGAGCTAACCCATAACCCGAAAGGGCGCTGAATGAACTTATCAAATGCTGCTAGCTGGACTCAAGTAATCTGGGGAGCTAGCGCTTTCTTCGTATTCCTAGTCACCTTTGTATGGGGTGGCGCTCGTTTTTATTTTAAGTTTATGAGTGAACTTAAAGAAATCAAGAATTACACCTATAAGCGCAATAGCGGGGGGTCAATTATGGACTCTTTGGTCAGGATTGAAGCTCGTAACGAGAAACAGGATCAGGCTATGGAAGAAAATACACGCCTAACCCTAGAAACCGTTAAAGGATTAGCAAAATTAGAAGGTCGTTTTAATAACCATATTGAAGAAGGCGTCAGATGAGCTATCCCTTTATCCAGGCAAAACACTTCACGGCTGGGCGAGGTGGGAAAACCCCTCGTATGATCGTTATTCACACAATGGAAACTCCAGAAACAGCTGGAAAAGCTCAGCAAGTGGCTAACTGGTTTGCAGGGCCTACAGCTCCTCAAGCGTCAGCTCATTATTGCGTGGACAACCAATCTATTTACCAGTCAGTAAAAGAAACAGACACAGCCTGGGCGGTAGACGATTTTGACCTTAATCAGCAATCTATTTCGATCGAGCTAGCTGGCACAGCTTCTCAGACGGTAGCCCAGTGGAATGACGCTTATTCACAAGCTGAGCTCAATCACCTAATCGATCTTTCTAAAGAGCTTTGCAAAACTTACTCGATCCCAGCTGTACACCTCTCGGCTGCTCAGATCCTAGACGGTAAAAGCAAAGGTTTTGCTTACCACTCAGATATAACCGTTGCTAAGAAAATTGCCGGGGGTCACACTGATCCAGGCGTCAATTTCCCACTAGCTAACTTCTTAAAGGCTTTAGGCTAATGACAGATGAACACGATCAAAAGATTACTAACTCGTATATTGTCCATTACCCACAGCACGAGCCACGAGAATCTGATCCCCATTACAAAGATTTCAACGCCTACCGTAAGCGCACAAAAGACACAGCAGTCTGCGCTATCGGAGGAAATCGTGCGGATTTCACTGAGTGCAATGGAGGATTAGAGCTTCATCACGCTCATATCGAGTTTAGCCTCCAAAACGGAGTAGACCTCAAATGGCTAGAGCACGATTACCCAGGAGTTTCTAACCCCAATGAGGTCGGCGCCTGGATAGAATCAGCTGACAACCTCGAATGGCTATGCGAAAAGCACCACAGAGGCGCTGGTGGGATCCACCACGCTTCAGCTGCAGACTTTGAGGCTCAAAAGTACGTTCGTAACCTCATAGGAAAGAAGGAAGATAATGCTTGAAAAGCTCTCACCTCAACTACGTCACGCTTTGATCGCTCTCCTCGGAGCAGCTTTCGCTGAAGGCGTCAAGTATGTACACAGCCTGCACCTGAGCGCTCCTGTCCAGGCTCTCGTAGGCGCTGCTATTGCAGCTCTTACTCTGGTGCTCACACCGCTTACAAATCAGTACGGCATTACCGAGCTCAACGCTGACGGCGCTCCAGTAACCCCGGCAGCACCAGCAACACCAGCAACACCAGCAGCTTAACTAATGGACACTCCAGTCACGGTACTTATACCCCTGTACCGTGACGTGGACTCCCAATGCGACACTTTTGACCTAGCTTACGAAGGTTTGCTATAGCGTGTCGTAATTGCAACTCTAAAGTTTAGATATAGACTCCGCTGCTATGGACTTAGAAGCAGCACTAAAACAGGCTTCACCAAAAAGCCTTTGTCGAATTAAAACCCTTTTAGAAACTCTCGACGAAAAAAACGGTAAAGCTTTAGAAGCAGCGTGTAACAGCGATCTTAGCCCTTATTCCATTACGCGAGCTCTTCGATCAGAAGGGCTAACCCTGTCTGAAAACTCAATCTATAAACACAGAAGAAATGAGTGCAAATGCGTGACAAAGTAGACGAAATCTTAGAAGAGAGGTTTGAGCAATATGGAGACGCTGAAACAGAGTTCACAGCAATCGGACGAATCTGGGGAGCCCTTCTCAAAATTGAGGACATATCAGCACACGAGGTCGCACTCCTTATGGACGCTCTCAAGTCAGTCAGACTCTTTCACAATCCAGCTCACCAAGACAGTTACGACGATAAGTTTGGCTACCTTCGCCATTACAAAGAAATCGTAGATCGTGGATTTAGAAGGTAAGTTTAATGAGCTAACTCAGCTAAACGGAGCTGGCTCAGACTCTCGCAAAGCTAACACTCCCCAGGAGTGGCGAGCTCGCCTGGATATAGGTAACGACGGTGGCTACTTTATTTCAACACCTAAAACAGCTGGAGATTTACCTGACGCAGTAGAGCTCTTTAAGGAGTTTGACCTAGATCCTTCCGTATGGACAGTTGTAAGCGTTCGTAAATCCCGCTGGCAACGTTTTGACGGTGAATGGCTGGAAGCTGCAAGAGTTAGTGTTAAGCCAGCTGACCAGGTACGAGCTGAATCTCAGCTTGATATTGAGCAGTTGCTTCACGAAATATCAAAGTGGCGACCTAAATCCGGGCAGAAGCAAGAGACAGGCGATTTAACCGCTATCTACGCTATAGGCGATACGCAATATGGCAAAGATGGGGGAGACGGCACAGAAGGTACGGTACGACGCGTACTAGAGGCCATAGACAGCTCCTTAATCCGTCATAAAGAGCTTCTTAAAATTGGTAGAAATATTGGTACGGTTTGCTTGCCACAATTAGGCGACTGTATTGAAGGATCAACTTCCCAAAATGGAAAAGTCCTGGGTCGCAGCGATCTTGGTATTACAGCTCAGGTAAGACTGGGGCGTCGTATCTTGCTTAACTGGGTTAAAGCTTTTGCACCGTTAGCTGAAAAGGTAATTGTCCCAGCTGTACCGGGCAATCACGACGAAACCCACCGTATGCTTCTCACAGATCCGACTGACTCCTGGCAGCTAGATATAGTCGCGTCAGTTCAAGATATATGCGCCGAGAATCCAGCTTTGGCGCATATTGAGTTTAGATACCCAGAGCGCGATAACTCAACGCTGGCAATAGACCTTAACGGCGTTATTGTCGGTATGGCTCACGGACACCAATCTCGTAACGCAGCTCAATGGTGGCAAGGTCAAGCTACAGGCAAAACACCTATTGGTTCAGCCGATCTTCTTTTAACTGGTCATTACCACCACTTCTTAGCTAATCAAGTAGGGCCTCGACTTTGGATCCAGGTGCCAGCTATGGACGGTGGCAGTCCCTGGTTTAGAAACGCTAAAGGTCTGGAATCACCTACTGGAATTGTCTCGTTAGTAGTGGGTGACGGATACGACCCTAGACGTGACCTATCCGTACTAGCAGGGGAAAAAAGATGAAACACGTTGTAATGTTTTCTGGTGGTATCGGATCTTGGGCTACAGCTAAATTGGTAGCTGAAAAACACGGTACCGAAAACCTTTATTTAGTATTTGCAGATGTTAAAGGCTCTGCGGAATCTCCTCATATTGGAGAAGATGAAGATACTTACCGTTTTATAGAAGAAGCTGTGGCTAACGTTGGTGGCACTTATATTTACCTTAATGAAGGTCGAGATATATGGGAAATATTTAAGGATAAGAAGTTTTTGGGTAACAGCAGGCTTGCTAACTGCTCTCATTTGCTTAAACAAAAACCAGCTAGAGTCTGGCTTGAAGCTAACTGCAACCCTGCAGAAACTACAATCTATGTAGGTATTGACTGGACAGAAACTCACCGCTTGCCAGCTATTGTAAAAAATTATTTTCCTTACAAAGCTGAGGCGCCTTTAACAGAGCCTCCATATCTTGAAAAGCAAGAGTTAATCGAATGGGCTAGACGTGAAGGTCTTATTACTCCTCGACTTTACGATTTAGGGTTCAGCCACAATAACTGCGGTGGTGGGTGCGTCCGTGCAGGGCAAGGTCAATTTAAGAAACTGTTAGAAGTAATGCCTGACCGCTTTGCTGTATGGGAAGCAAAAGAGCAGGAAATGAGAGATTTTCTTAATAAAGACGTATCTATTCTTAGCGAGACGGTTGCTGGAGTAAAACGACCGTTACCGTTAATAGAGCTACGGCGCAGGGCAGAAAACACTCCGACGCTTATAGATACCTTAGATATAGGTGGCTGTGGCTGCTTCTTTGAGACAAATGAGGTAGAAGCGTGACCGAGCAAGAGCTTTTTAATTTTGTGCGCGAATTAGGGTATGAAGATCTTACAACAGCTATAGATCCTTATTCGGTTTGGGACTGTTACTCAAAAAACAGCAATATTTATGTTGAGCTTAAATGCCGACGGACGCATTACGACAAGCTGTTAATTGAAGAATCAAAGTTTGACCGTCTTGTCAAAGTTGCAGCTGATAAAGGTATGATCCCAATTTATATCTGCTCAACCCCTAAAGGAATATGGGCGTTTAATCTTGCCGGGGCTGAGCTTGCCTGGGTAGATCAGGAAATGCCCGCTACTACAGATTTTACGGATACCAGGACAAAATTAAAAAGCGTGTCGTACTTAGATATTAGCGAAGGTATGCAGCTAGCTTAATCGTCGTCGTCAGAAAAATCTGTATGGAGACTCATAACAGTAATATCTATATCGTTTGCTTTAGCTGTAGCTACAGCTTCATTAAACACGTTAAGAGTGCGAGCGCATAGGTCGTCCATAGCGTCAGGATAATTTAGCTCGGTTTGGACATTGACTGAAAGTCCACCCAAAATAATTTCGACAGATGAAAAAGCCATAGCCATATCCTCTCACTCCTTACAGGATAGACACGCCCGACAAGGTGCTTGCCAGAGGTGTAATTGTTGCTATAGGTTACACCCGACCGAGCCCAATGGTGGCTCCTACAGAATGAGGCAAAAATGGCTCCAAATTACAAAGGCCCTTTGGACTATATCGACGTAGCTACACGCATAGTTGAGTTCAGGGAGAAGTTTCCTACAGGTTCACTCCAGCAGATTAAATATGAGTTTGTCCAGGTAGCAGGCAAAGACTGGATTATTTACACGGCAGCAGCTTTTCGTACCCCAGAGGATATTCGCCCAGGTATCGGTACGGCCTGGGAGCCAATTCCAGGGCCTACCAATTTCACCAGGGACTCAGAAGTACAAAACGCAGAAACGGCAGCCTGGGGTCGCGCAATCGTCGCAGTCTTAGCAGCTGATACCCGCAAAGGAATTGCCAGCTCAGAGGAAGTCCGTAACCGTCAGGAAAAGACCCCGGATAAACCCCTTGCTAGCCTTCCTAAGCCAGTCGCAAAGCGCACCTTTACAGATGATGAGGTTGCTTACGGACAAGCTGTCTTAGCTGAAATTAAGGCTGTTACTGATCGCACAAAGTTACGCGAAGTTTGGACGCGCGAAAAAGAGTTTCACGAGATGAAAGTCAATGGCACAACAATTTTAGACGCAATTAACGAAAAGGCAGCAACACTTCCAGAGGAGGAAACAAAGTGAGCGATAAGCAGAAGAAGTTTGAGCCCTCAATGGGCTGGCTGGTAGCTGTTAATTACCAGCAAGTAGCAGTGGATCGAGTAGCCAAAGAGCTCAAGATTGACGCTGTAGAGCTAGGTCAGGCTTTAGAGCGCTCAGGCTATCTCTTAGAGCCGGATCCTTTTGGCTACAGCTCTGACACCTGGAAAGTGCTAGAGATTGAAAACCGTAAGCTCTCAGCTGTACCCACTGAAAATGAGTGACACGGTTGTAACTCCTGGACAGGTTGAACGTCGTCTACGCCAGCTCAGTGATGAGCTAGACGAAGCGCACAAAGATCTTGTCTCAGCTGAAAATAACTATGCAACGGTGAAATCTAATTATGAGATCGCTATGGCTAAATCTCGTATTTATTTATCTTCCCGGTCGTCAGCCAGCGGAAAGAATTACACGGTGCAGGAGCGCGAAGATTTATCGCTAGTAGAAAACGAAAGCTTGCACCGAGATATGGGAATTGCTGACGCTGTTGTAAGAGCTTCTAGGGCTAACTCCACCAGGGTAAAAACTCAAATTGACCTGGCTCGATCCCTGGGTACTTCAGTAAGAGCAGGTTTTGATCTATGAAGTTTAAGCGCGTCCGTCGTAAGATGGAGAAGAAGCTGGCAAAGTTTGTATGTGACAAATGCAAAGAGCGCTGGGCTGAAACTAAAAAGGCTAAACACGAACCTTGCTTTGATTTTCTTGTAGCAATAGACATAGTTAGGAAAACAAAATGAACTCGATAGCTATGCACGATCAGGTATTGATGTATCTTCAAAATGAAGCAGTTTTTACTGAAATTGACGGCGGTATAAGTTATGAAATTATTGCCCAAAGGTTTGAGAATTATTGGCGCCAAAGAATAGCTAGGGAGCTTAATTTTTTGGAAGAGCCCACAAATATTAGCTCTGATTATTACGGAGCTTGTGCGCGTACTAAAACAGCAGCAATAGCCATAGCTGCAAAGGGGATCCCGAATGGACTTCTCTAACCTGTTAGCAAAATCGCTGACGGCTTACGATAATTCCAGAGATCGCTCAACTCAAGTAGAGATCGGGCCTTCTCAAATCGGTGGCTGTCGTCGCCAGGTATATCACCAGCTTGTAGATACCCCGGTGACAAATCCAAACACAGAAGCGCTTGCTGCCATATTGGGGACGTTTATTCACTCTGGAATAGCAGAAGCAATTAAGCGTGAAGATCCTTTTGGCGATAACTTTTTAATTGAGCAGGAGTTCATATCTGGCGATCTCAAAGGTCACGTTGATCTCTATATTAAAGACCAAAAAGCGGTTGTGGACTGGAAAACCACAAAGCTCAAATCGCTTCGCTATTTCCCCAGTAATCAGCAACGGTATCAAGTACAGCTGTATGGGTATTTATTATCAGCTAACGGTTATGAGGTTGAGACTGTCTCCCTAGTTGCAATTCCACGCGACGGTGAAATGGCTCAAATTAAAACCCACACTGAGCTTTACGATCCAGTAATAGCTAAACAAGGTTTAGCCTGGTTAGCAGAAGTCAAACAGCTGGCAATCTCAAGCGAGTCGCCACCAGCTCCAGAAAAAGACAGAATATTCTGTGCCAATTACTGCAGTTATTACGACGCGACAGGAGAAGTGGGTTGCCCGAGTACACGGAGATAAATTGGGAGGACGCTAACTGCAAAGGCGTCGATACTGAAGTTTTTTATAGGTTAGAAGAGATCAGGTTTCCAGATCCTGAGATTTATATTGCTCCTCTTCGAGCTTTATGCGCTGCTTGCCCATTATGGAAAAGCTGTCTATCGTACGCAGCGACTCACGAGTTTTACGGCTGGTGGGGTGGTATGGATACAACAGAGCGCCAGGCGTTAATGCACGGAGGAAAAGTAGCAACCCGGTTTAGGGTCTATAGCGACTTAGAGAAACTAGGGATAACCCGGTCAATGATTCACGAAGCTTTGGAGGAAAGATGAAATTAAAGTTTTTTTACGGTACAACAAGTTGGTGGGGTTTGAGTATTGACTTTGAGCCAGCTGAACGCTCGCTTACTGTCTCGTTTATTCACTGGTTTATAGCTTTTGAGATATGGAATACAAAATGAC